AATCTACATGATACCGGGATGGGAACAGAGCCGGGGAGCGAACCAGGAATATGGCTATGCGGTAGCGAAAGGAATGCGGATCCTGGGGGCAGAGGGATGAACGGTCTGCGGTTCCCGAAAGAGAAGACAAAGAAAAAAAGAAAGCAGCATACGGCCAGCATCCTGCAGGAAAAAGACGGCACCTGTTATCTGTGCCGGCTACTGGGAGACGAGAGTAAAAAACAGGTCGAAGAGCATCATATTTTCGGCGGCCCGAACCGGGCAGTAAGCGAAGCATATGGATTGAAAGTATATCTGTGTGTAGCACATCACCGGACCGGGAGACAAGCGGTACACAGAAATCAGGAAACCAGGAGGATCCTGCAGGAGATCGGGCAGCAGGCCTTTGAACGGATGCACAGCAGGCAGCAGTTCATGGAACTGTTTGGGAAAAATTATTTATAGAGAATAGCTGATGAATGATTTCGATTTTAACAACGAGTTAATAAGATATTTTGATAGCATAAGAGATAACTCTCCGGCTAGAGGCACTTACGATTGTTATGATGTTCCTTGCAAAAAATGCATGTGTTCAAACGATGGCATCATTTGCAGATTTGATGATCCGCAAATAGATAAGAAATTAAAAGCATGGGCAGAAGAACACCGATAGGGAGGAGAAGATGATCAAAAAAGAAGACCGGATCAAGCTGTTTAACAAATATATGGCCGGGACACGGATCAAACTCTGTGAAATCAAATTGGAGGAGAAAGGATTCTTTGATGCACCGGCAAGCACGAAGTACCACGGGAATTATGCAGGCGGACTGTTTGACCACAGCTTTGCAGTTATGAAGTTTCTATTGGAACTGACAGAAAGAAATCAGATTCATTGGGAACGGGAAGAAAGTCCGAAGATCATCGGCATGTTCCATGACTTATGCAAAGTGGATCAGTATGAGGCAGCAGGAGAAGAATATAGATACCAGGAAGAAACATTGTTGAAAGGACATGGAGAGAAAAGCATCATGCTCTTATCGGAATATACAATGCTGACGGAAGAAGAAATCTTATGTATCCGGTATCATATGGGCGCGTTCACAGATCCGGAGGAGTGGAAAGATTATACACGGGCAGTCAGCAGATATCAGACCGTACTATGGACACATACGGCAGATATGCTTGCCTCTCATGGATTAGGGATTTAGAACAGCGCTCAGGCAGCAGGCGAGGTAAACAGATGGATGTGAAAAAATATTTATACCAGGTGAAACACGAAATCAGAGAGATACAGCTGAAACGCATGGAGCTGAAGCAGATGGAGCGCAGCCTATTGCCGCGTGGAATCCGGTACGATAAAGACAAGGTCAGCGCCACGCCACATGATCCGATGGAGCAGGCCGTTCGGCAGATCGAGGCAGCAGGGAAACTGGAAGAAGAGTTAGAGCAGTCAATCCGAAGACTGGATAACAGATATCGGACAGCATATCGAATGATAGAATCACTGGAGGAATCCATACAGCGCCAGATCCTGCATATGTATTTTTTATCCGGAAAAGAGTATTCCATGGATCAGATCGCCTGCTTGCTGCCACTGTCGCGGGCATCAGCGTACAGGGAATACAGAAAGGCCCTGAACATACTTGACGCGAAATTTGATACGAAATGAGACTAAAAGAGACTAAAAGAGACTGAATGAGACTGGAAACTGTGGTAATATGTTATCAGGAAGTAATGGCTAAACAGTTACTTGAGCTTACTCAAGAGCGCATGGAGAAAGCGCTATAGAAGTGATGCCAGAGGCGCCGCAGGGCGCCTTATTTGATAAGGGGACTGTCCGGTACCACTGCAAGGTGCTGGGCAGTTTTTATTATATAAACGTCAGGGAAAAGGGATGTGAGGAGCATGGCAAAGGGATGGGCACAGAAGTTTTATAAAACAAAAGCCTGGCACAAGGTGAGAGAGATCGTGATGATCCGAGACGGAGGGATGTGCCAGGGACAAGGATGCTTTAATCCTGCAGAAGAAGTGCATCACATCATTCACTTAACGGAGGATAATATCACAGATCCATATATCAGTCTCAACCCGGAAAATTTAATCTGTTTATGTAGGGGATGCCATCAGAAAGCACATGCGCGGGATCGTGTGCATGGTTTGAGGAAAAAAGAAGAAAAAATTTTGGATGACATTGTCTTTGTTGATGGAATTCCGAAAAGAATCGGGCCCCCCCATTAAAAAAAGCGCGTAGTTGGCCTGGAGCACCGAGGCTGTGGTTAACGCTGTTGGTGAGCGAAGATTTTCCAATAAAGGGGGTTTTTGAAAAAAATGAGTAAACTTACAGAATTTTACAAAGATCTGCCAGAAGAAAAGCGAGTATTTGCGAAAAAGTTAATTGATCAGCTGACGTGGATGGAAAAAACACTGCGGAAACTAAAAAAAACTGTGGATGAGAACGGTGCGACGTTTACAGCAACGAATGGAAATGGATTTGAAATCGTCCAGGAGCACCCGGCGCAGAAATCATACAATACGATGATAAAAAATTATAATGCAACACTGAAACAGCTGATTGAATTGCTGCCGGAAGAGAAAGGCACAGAAGAAGATGAACTGATGAAGTATATTACCGGAGGCGCGTAAGTGTCTTACATTTTAGAGTATGCGAATGAAATTACAAGCGGGAGGATCTTAACGAATGACTGGGTAAAAAAGCAGTATGACATTCTGGCGGAAGCGATTATTCAACCGGGTGAATTCCATATGGATTTTGAGTTAGCAAATCACCATATCAATTTCATTGAGCGGTTTTGCAAACAGTCTCAGGGAAAACATGCGGGTGAGCCTATAAAATTGGAATTATTCCAGCAAGCGTTGTTGGAAGCAACTTTCGGGTTTGTGGATGATGACAATATGCGGCAGTATCGGGAAGTCAATGACATCATTGGCCGGAAAAACGGAAAAACAACGTTGCTTTCCGGGGTATCCATTGATCTTTTGATGAACGACAAGGAAGGAGCGCCAGAGATCTACTTTATTGCAACAAAAATGGACCAGGCAAAAAAAGGGTTTGACGAAGCGGAGCGCATGCGAAAGAAATCACCGCTGCTTTCCAAACATCTAAGAAAGAGAGCGAGTGATATCTATTTCCCGTTGAATGAGGGAATCATTAAGCCGCTGGCGTCGGACGTGAAAAAGCTGGACTCCTATAACAGTCATGCGGTAATCATTGATGAACTTGGGGCAATTACCAATCGAAGGATTTACGATGACATGAAGCAGTCCACCTCTTCCAGGGATCAGCCAATTGTATTCTGCATCACGACAAATAACTTTGTGCGAGGCGGAATCTATGATGCGCAGGTGGAGTATGGGAAAGGCGTTTTATCAGGCGAAATTAAAGATAATCGGTTTTTGTTTTTGTATTATGCGCTGCAGAAAAAAGAACACTGGACCAACCCAAAATACTGGATCATGGCGAATCCAGGGCTTGGAACAATAAAGAAACTGGATACGCTGAAAGAATTTGTGAATAAAGCAAAGCAGGATCCGGCATATAAGCCGACAGTGCTGGTGAAGGACTTCAACTTAACAGAAACCGATGCAAGCAAGTGGCTGGAGTTCGAAGAAGCAGTCAATGAAGAAAAAATAGATATGGAATATCTGAGAAACAGTTATGCCATAGGAGGATGCGATTTATCGAGCACAACAGACCTGACATGCGCCACATTGTTAATCCGCAAGCCGGAGGATAAAAATATTTATGTACTGCAAAAGTACTTCTTACCGGAAGGGCGGTTGAAGCAGATTGACCAGCAGACAGTCACAGAAGCGCCATATCGTAAATGGGCAGAAGATGGATGGCTGCAGGTCTGTGAAGGCGAGTCGGTAAATTATCATGAGGTGACGCAGTGGTTTGTATCAATGGTGAAAGAATATAACATCAGGCCGTTATGGATCGGATACGACCGGGCACTTGCAGGGTATTGGCAGGAAGAAATGTCAGACGTTGGCTTTGACATGGAAAAAATAGCCCAGGGAGCGTACACCTGGACCTATCCATTCAAGCAGCTGCGGGCGGAGTTTATCGAACATAATGTTGTGTATGATTACAACCCGATGTTGCTATGGTGCCTGACAAACACTGCAGTAAAATCAGCAAACAAGGATGGCATAGAGTCACAGATGCCGGTAAAGGCACAGAGCAACCGGAGAATTGACGGGACCGTTAGCCTGCTGAACGCATTCACTTGCATGAAAAACCATGAAGATGAGTATATGAGGTTTATCAAATGAATCCATTCAAAAGTTTTTTTGAAAAAATTCGGGCAAACCGCCAAAGGTGGTACACATATGGCGGGATT